AATGCTGGATTTGAAATCCAAAGACCGCGATGCGTATTTGCATGTTTGGGAAGGGGAGTGCCGGAAATCATTGGAAGGGGCAGTTTATGCCGAAGAACTTCGAGACTGCGCGGAAGAAGGCCGGATCACGCATGTTCCACATCATGCTTCTTCTACTGTCAATTTGTATTGGGACTTGGGTCGGAGTGACCATACAGCTATCATTTTTGAACAATATGTAGGGATGCAAAGACGGGTAGTGGATTATTATCAAAACCGCCTGAAAGGTCTTGACCATTACATTCATGTGCTTCGCACAAGGCGGTCAGGGACGGGGGAGCTTTATGAATACGGAACCTGCTGGTTGCCCCACGATGCGCGAGCTAAAACCCTTGGGTCGAAAAAATCTATTGAAGAACAAATGCGAGATGCAGGGTTTCGAGTCCGTATCGTCCCGCGCCTTTCAAAATTCGACGGCATTGTCGCTGCGCGGAGTATCTTTCCAACTTGCTGGTTTGACGCCGCAAGATGTGAGAAAGAACTTCTTCATGCTCTTCGCCACTATCATTATGAAGAAAACCCAGTGACGGAGGTTTTGTCGTCAGAACCTGTGCATGACTGGTCTTCACATGCGGCAGATGCTTTTCGGTATATGGCGATTGCCTCGCAAGGGGGCGAGACAACAAAACATCGACATGTTACAAGTGCGTTGAAGAAACATGGTTTAATGGGCAGAGTGCAGGAATTCGGCGAAAGCCTTGGATGGTTAGGATAACAAATGTCAGAGCCTACGAACGAACACCTTGAAAAGTTCCAGAAAATCTTCCGTAGAGCGCAGGATCGGTTTAGGCGTTGTGAGGATTGGGAAAGTTACGCAAGGCGCTTGTTTCTGGATGATTTGAAGTTTGCGAATGCTGACGCAGACAATAAATACCAATGGCCGACCAGAATGTGGAATGACAGGCAAAGGGACGAACGGCCTGCCCTGACCATCAATAAGACCCGCCAGCACAACTTGAACATCATCAATGATGCCAAGATGAATAAGCCGGGAATTAAGTATCGAGCGGCAGGTAATGGTGCGACGGCTGAAGCAGCACGGATTTGGGATGGCATTGCAAGGCACATTGAATATCAGTCAAACGCCCCCGCGCATTACGACGTTGCTACGACTTTCCAAGTTACGTCAGGTATTGGGTATCTGCGGGTTATCACCGACTATGTGGCAGAGGACTCTTTCGACCAAGATATTTACATCACGTCGATCCCAGATCCGATGACGGTTTATATTGACCCGGACGCAAGGGCTCCGGCCAAAGAGGACATGAGATTTGCCTTCATTTTTGAAGACATGCCGAAGGATGTTTTTGAGAAGAAATACCCACAATACGTCAAGTATATGGGAACGGAAGGACTTGTTGGTGATCGCGGCTGGCGAGATGATGACCATGTGAGAGTGGCGGAATACTTTGAAGCGGAAGACGTTGACGATGAATTGCTGATGTTTGACGGGCCGGACGGTGCGCCTGTTACAATTTTGGCTTCAGATTTGAGAAAGTTTGATAAGAAAAGTAAGTATTTTGATGATCCTTTGACGCGAAAACGCTCTGTTCAACGTCGAGTCATCCATTATCACTTTATCGTTGGAACTCATATTGTTGAGTCTGAGGAAAAGGAATGGATTGGAAAGACGATCCCGATCATTCCGGTGATTGGTGAGGAAGTCATTATTGAAGGAAGAATGGATCGTAAGGGCCACACACGGGCCATGAAAGATCCACAGAGGATGTATAATTACTGGGCCTCGAGTGCGGTGGAATATGGAGCGCTGCAATCAAAGACCCCTTGGATTGTTGGAGTTGAGACGGTTGAAGGTTTTGAAGAATACTGGGCAACCGCGAACCGTCAAAACCACGCATATCTACCGTATAAATCTGTTGGCGATGATGGAAAGCCGCTTCCGCCTCCGGCAAGAGTTGAGCCCCCAGTTCCGTCGCCTGTTGCCTTGAAGGGGATGGAAGTTGCCGCGATGGAAATGCAGATGGTTTCCGGGCAATACGAAAACCAGATGGGGCAACAAGGGAATGAACGGACGGGGAAGGCGATTGCTGAACGTCAGCGTCAAGGTGATCGTGCTACTTACCATTTCATCGATAACCTTGCGATTGCGATACGACAGGTGGGTAAGATCGTTCTGGATCTGGTTCCGAAATTGTATGACACGAATAGAATTGTGATGATTTTGGCAGAGAACGGGGAAAGTTTAGAGGTCAAACTCGATCCACAACTACAACAAGCGCATCAACTTGAACTTAATGAGAATAATGAGGTTATTGGAAGGATTTTGAACCCTGCGATTGGGCAATACGAGGTACAAGCTGATGTCGGCCCCGGTTATGCCACAAGGCGAGAGGAGGCGTTTAACGCTCTAACACTCATCCTCACGCAAGCCCCAGCTTTGACCAATATCATCGGGGACATTATGTTCCGCGCTGGCGACTTCCCAATGGCAGAGGAAGCAGCCGAAAGGCTAAAGCGCATGGTTCCGCCGCAAGCGCTTGGTCAAGGTCCGACGCAAAACGAGCAAATTCTGGCTCAACAAGTGCAGCAATTGCAAAGCGCACTTAAAGCCACGATGGACGAGCTTTCGAAAGAAAAAGGCAAGACGCAAGCGCGGCTCGAAAAGCGCGAGGTCGATGTCTACGACGCGATCACAAAACGCATCGATGTGGTTGGCAAGCAAGGGCTTTCTGCGCTACAATTGTCGAAATTGCAGAATGATGTTGTCAAAGAGAGCGAAGAAGTTCCGATCAGCGACACATACGAAGGGCATAAGGAACAAGGGTCAACTCCGGGAGCGGAATATGCAGAGGAACGGGATGCGCAAATGTCCTTACCCCTTGAAGACCATGAGATGCCGGAAGGGGCTTTTCGAGGCCCAGATGGCCACGTTTACGGACCGCATCCGGAAATGCCGGGAACGATAGCACGGATTACAAGAAGGGGTTAAGAGATGGCCACGAAGCGCACATTAGAGCAAGAGGCACAAGAAGCGGGCGAACGCAATGTGGTGCCGGGACAGGCGTGGCTTGCGGCCCTCATCCGTGGTATTGGTAGGGAGATGCAAGAGAACTCGATGGGCGGTGCGCCTTTCGGGCAGGCTACACGGGAGGAATTAGGTTCCCTCGGTTATGAACAGATGCTTCGGGAACAATTTCCAGAAGAATTTGCGAGAGGAAGACTTTATGGCTCCGAAGCGTTTCCGACAGATGTGGCGTCGTTCTATGCAGCGCGCCCCGGTCGTTCGGCATTTACACAAATTGCAGGACGTGAAGCCGGAGTAGCTGGTGGTCCTCGCGCTATCGGTGGTGCTGGCACTCCTGCATTAACCTATGAACCGGTCGCAGCGTCACCAAAGGGCTCGTTTGATGCGAGCATGATGGAGGCCTATCGGCGAGGAGCGGCGGGCTCAAGGGCTCCCGGCAGACCACAAGCCTTTCGCCCAGAAGACTTTTTAGCGATTGAACAAGGCCCGTTGCCTACGAGCAGAAATCTTTTTGAGGCTAATAATACGTTGGCTGCCCGTCGTGGGATGCCAAGCCCTGCACCTGCAGCTTATGATTATGAGGGTCCTGCAGGTCCGGGTCCTTTTAATTATCGTCCGACAAATGACTTTGAACGTGGGACGATGGGAGCTTATTACGGAAATCGAGGCAAGGGTGATTACGGTCCTTACGTTCCGGGCAGACGCTCCGGTCCATTTCAAGAAGGCGATTTTCCTCCATACACCCCGGAAGAAATGGGACAAGCGGTTGCTCCTTATAGACCACAGACAATGTTAGAAGGTGGTGGAATTCCGCCCGGAGGGCTTCCCGCTCGACAAGGTGGGCAGGTTCCTTCTTACCGGTATGTTGGGTCAGAGGCAGACCGTTTTCCTCGCGGCGAATACCAAGCACCAAATGGGGCGTATGGTGAGTTTAGAGATGTGACCGGGAACGTGCTTTCTGGCCCACAACAAGGAACTGCGCTGGTCCCTTATGGGGAGGCTGAAAATGCGTTACGTGCTGGCGGGATGCCTTGGGGTAAAATTGCGGCGGGTGCTGCAGGTGTGGGTCTGCCCTTTATGGCGGCTTATTACGGACGCGACGGTGGCCCTCCTGCTGCTATGGATGCTGGCGGGGTTATGGCTGCGCCAGAGGCAAGAGGAGCGCAACAACTTCCGCCTATAGATGTTTTTGGGCGCAGAACGTATCGTGAAATGGGCCCATCGATGACTGAGGCAAAGGGTGGGACAATGCCTCAGAAAGCAAAAGGTGGAAAAGGTGCACCAGTTCCCCCAAGACGCCCGGAAGAAACTGCATCAGAAGGTCAATGGGAAGGCAACTTGAACTATCACTTCACAAAAATGCTCGACGATTTGTTCGGACAGGGTGAAGCAGAACGCGGTCGCAAAACCCAACAATGGTATGAAGCTCATGGCGGGTGATGTTCAATTCAATCCAGCTGGAGATGTAGAGTATGCTTATCAACCGATAAGTGCGGCTGAATGGAACCGGATTTATCAAACGCAATCTCCAGAAGAAAGTGTTTTGAATAATATGTATCCAGCGGCCATGCGGTCGTATGCAGGTTCATGGCTTGGAGATGAAGGTGACATCACTCAACATAGATTTAGCTCAAAAGAATTAAACGCTTTACATCAAGATTATTTACAAAAAAGAGCAGATTATACGGCAGGTTTTGGGCCTAATCCATTGACAGGCTTCCAGAAAGGGCGCATCCCTGACGTAAGCCATTTTGTGCCTTACGACCAGTATTCACAAGAAAATGCGATGCCGGATATGCAGGGTTGGGGGAGCATGTTCTCAGGCACGAAGCCATTTTCACAAGGTGCTTATTACGAACAGTCACCAGAGGGAACGCGCTTACGGAATTATTATACAACTCCGTATGGGCAAAGAGAGGTGAATGTATTGTTACCAATGGAGCCAATGGAATGAGAGAGCCGCTTATAAAACTCCCCGGTAAGGGAGCCCATGCGCATAAAATGGTTGCGGAAACCGCCAAAAAGATGGCGGAAGAAGTTTATGAAAGCTGGGCCTCAAAAAGCAATGAATTCTACAAGGAACATCGATCCTTAGAAGAATATGTGAAGTCTTGCTGGCCTTTGTATTTGGACGCAGCGCGGGCAACTCTTGCACAATTACTTACAACAAACATGGATGATGTGTTAAAAGAAGAAATCCATGATGCTTTAATTCGGGATGCGACGTTACGTCGAGGGCGTGAGGGCGTCTTACAGATGAAGAAAGGTAAAGGAGCCTAATATGAAAACATTTTACAACACCATAAACTTCCAAGCGGAAGGTGAAGCGGGCGCTGCGCCTGTCGAGGCTCCGGCTACGCCACCAGTTGAAGCACCACAAGAGGCCCCACAAGAAGCGCCACAAGAGGCCCCGGCCACAATCGAGACTGAAAATAAGCCACCGCAGGGCCTTTTAGATCGCATCGGCCAACTTACTCGCCAAAAGCGGGAACTCGAAGAACGCCTTCAAGTCATGGAGGCTCCGCACTATGAAGCACCTGCTGCTGGCGGGGGCATTGATCCAAAAAGCGTTCAACTGGAGATTTATCGTCAGGCACAGGAACTGGCAAAACAACAAACTTGGAAAGAGACGACGGATAAAATCTGGAATGAAGGGCTGGCTAAATATGGCGATTGGGCTCCGCAGCTTAACAACATGGCTCAAATCCTTGGTGGTATTCCTACGACCCTCACGGAAGCAGCGATTGAAAGCGGAAATCCACACGAGGTCCTCTACCATCTGGCTAAAAATCCTGATGAAGCTGCCCGAATTGCACTCCTTCCACCCACCAGACAGGCAGTGGCAGTTGCTAAGTTGGCGACAGCCGTTACCGCCCCACGAAAAGTGACATCTGCTCCACCCCCGATTTCTCCGAAAGTTCAAGGGATTGGAAGTGCCCCGGCGACACTTGACGACCCGAACATTTCAATGGAAGAATGGGCAAGACTTCGCAATGAGCAAGCTATGGCTCGTCGCAAAAGGTAGGCGAGGACACCTTCAACGTCCTCCCCTTGCTGATCGCAGGGTAAGCGATCTGGGTTGCCTGTCAAGAGACGGTCGCAGGCTCCGTCAGATGAACAAAGGACTCCCTTTGTATTTTGACAATATAACTGCGCCTTGGCGCGTAACCCAGAGGACTTAAAGATGTCGAACTCAATTTTAACAATTAACATGATTACCCGTGAGGCCGTGCGCCTCTGGGTAAACACCAACTCCTTCCTGCAGCACATCGATACGCAGTATGACGATCAATTCGCGGTTACTGGTGCGAAAATCGGTCAGAGCCTGCGCATCCGTCTGCCTAACGATTACACGGTCCGAACCGGCCCTGTAGCGCAGATCCAAGATACGGCGGAAACCAGCACCACGCTGACCCTCGCCACCCAAAAAGGCGTTGACGTTTCGTTTAACAGCGTTGAACGCACGATGAGCTTGGACGACTATTCCAAGCGAATTCTTGCTCCAGCTGTAAACAACCTCGTCGGCGCTGTCGCTGCAGACGTGATGTCAGGCGCTGAGCCAGGTGTTTCCAACCTTGTTGGTAACTTTGACGCTGCTGGTAACTTGTTAAAGCCAACGCTGGATACATGGTTGCAGGCAAAAGCACTGTTGAGCTTACGTTCGGCTCCTACGGACTCCCGTAAGTTCATCCTCGATCCTATCACGATGGCTCGCACGGTCCAGAACCTTTCTGGCCTTCTCAATCCCGCTACCGAGATCTCTGAGCAGTATCGCAAAGGTGAAGTTTATAACGCGATTGGCTTCGACTGGTTCGAAGACCAAACGGTTATCAAACACACAACCGGCGCATATTCCAGCCCTGCCGTCAACGGCGCTGGTCAGACAGGTAACACCCTGACGGTTTCCAGCTTGTCTGGTCCGCTCAACCAAGGCGACATCATCCAGATCGCTGGCGTGAACGCAGTCAACCGCATCACGAAAGTGTCAACGGGTCAGTTGCAGATGTTTGTTGTTACAGCAAACGCTGCTACCGGCGCGACAAGCCTTTCGATCTACCCTGCAATCGTTCCGCCATCTGGTGGTTCGCCTGTGCAGTATCAGACGGTTGATGCTTCACCTGCAAACGGCGCAGCGATCACCCCAATGACGCTTGCTTCTACCGTTTACCGCAAAAACTTAGCGTTCATCCCAGATGCCGTCACGATGGCAACTGCCGATCTTGAACTGCCTAAGAACATGCAGGAAACGGCAAGAGAGCGTATGGACGGCGTGTCAATGCGTATGGTGACAGGTTTTGACATTAAGTCGGACCAGTTCATCACCCGTCTGGACGTGCTTTATGGTTACGTCTGGGTTCGTCCTGAGTGGGCGGTTGCTGTCGCAGACATCATCTAAGCAATAAAGAGGGGGCATTGTGCCCCCTCCCTTTTCCTGTAAGGAGCAAGTAAATGGCTAAAGTTCGTCCTTATCTCGGCGTGTATGAAAATATTGATTTTCCAGAATATAAATTTACTGAATATCCGAAAGTTGTCGGATATAAAGATGAGAAAAAGCAGGTCCCGATTGTTGTGGGAGATGCGAAGGAAGAAGTGGAATATATCACCAAAGGCGAGCCCGGGGCTTTCAAAACCCGTGAAGACGAATTGCAGGCTGAACTTGACAGAAAAGCTGTAGAGCTAGAACTGGCAAAAACTCAGCTTGCCGAATTAAAAGCGCAGAAGGAACTTGCTGACTCTGCAAAGCCTAAACCTTCATCAACAAATTCTGCGCCTTCCAAACCTGCCCTTAACGTCAAGGACATCTAAATGACCACCGCGCTCGACATCATCACGCTTGCTTACAAAGACGCTGGTGTGTTGGGCGTTGGTCAGACGCTTCTTGCTGAAGACGTAAACGACGCGCTTACGCGGCTCAACATGATGATCGCCCAGTGGCAAGTAAAACGCTGGATGATCTGGCATCTTGTAGATAAAAGCGTGGTAAGCACTGGCGCGCAATCTTACACCGTCGGTCCGGGCGGAGATATTGACGTTGCTACCCGTCCAGATAAACTTGAAAGTGCTTATTTTAGAATGCTGGCAGGTGGAAGTGGAACGCAGGCGGTAGATTATCCGCTTCAGCTTTTGTTCTCGATGGAAGATTATGCGAGGATCACGTTAAAACAACTTGTATCTTTCTCGCAGTGTATCTTTTACGACTCCGCATGGCCTTTAGGCAGCATTTATCCTTGGCCTATTCCACAAGCCAGTCTTTATGAAGTCCACATTTTGCTCAAAGATGTGCTGACACAATTCCCAAATTTAACATCAACTTTCAATTTCCCTCCCGAATACCTCGCGGCGCTGCATTATAATCTTGTGGTTCGCACACGCGCTGCTTACAGGCTTCCGCCAGATCCAACGTATGATGGATTAGCGAAAGACGCGATGGAGACTGTGCGCTCCGCGAATACACAAATACCTTCCCTTGTGATGCCGGATAATCTGGTCCGTCCGAGTGTCTATAATATCTACAGCGACCAAACGAGGTAAATGATATGACTATTCCTTCACGTTTTGGCTCCGGTTATCGTCTTCACGACGGTAATGCTATGGACACCGTTGCAGCTACTCCGCAATGGCAGCAAAGTCCTGCAATCACCGCAGTTGCTGGCGCACTTTCGTCATCAACTCCTGTGCTTACAAATGGCATCAATGTTGTCTCCACGACCCCTTCAACGGGTGGCGTGACGCTTCCTGCTGGTATCTTGGGTGCTGTTATTCATGTCAGAAATTCTGGTTCAAATTCTCTTACAGTTTTTGCACAAGGTTCTGACACCATCGACGGCACGGCTGGTTTAACAGGTGTGACGCTTGCAGCTGGTAAATCCGCGCTCTTCTTCGGTTACGCTACGACCGGTAAAGGCGTGGATAGCTGGACACAGTTCCCATCAGCATAAGGGACATAAGCGTTGCCTCAGATCCAACTTGTTCAAGGTGCTTATGAAGCGCGGAGTATGATCGCAAACGCTCAACGCTGCATAAACTTATACCCAGAACAAAATACCAAGGATGCAGAGGTTCCTTATACCCATTACTGCACTCCGGGGCTGACGTTCTTGACGCAAGGAGTTGTTGCGGAAGTTCGTCAGCTCTACACTGCATCAACAGGCCAACTGTTCGCGGTGATCGGGAATGTTGTTTATTACGTTCCGACAACTTTTATCTTGCAAAATCTTGGAACAATCACAACACAATCTGGGCTTGTAAGTTTATACGATGATAAAAAATATCTGTATGTGTTGGACGGGAGTGCAAGTGGCTGGACTGTAAATCTTACAACTCTTGCCTTTGCGACTTTTTCTCCAACAGGATTTGTCGGCGGAAACCAGATCCGGTATCTCGACACCTTTATGATTTCGTCTACAAAAAACGCAAACATGCAGTCGAGTGACTCTTCGCAAAGTTCTCCTGCGACATACACATCCTCTCCTGCAGCACTTGCAACAATGTCTGGAGACTCAGATTATCTTCAAATCATCGAAACCGTGCATCGTGAGGTCTGGGTTTTTGGTGTTCGAACAACGGAAGTCTGGAGTGATGTTGGAGCCACACCTTTTCCTTTACAACCAATTCCGGGCGTTTTTCTCCAACACGGAATTGTAGCTTTACGTTCGCTGGGTAAATGGGGTTTGAACATTTTCTGGCTTTCCGCAGATAATAATGGTCAAGCCTTGATTATGATGGGCACGGCTTACAAAGCAGATATTATTTCTACTCCTGCTATTTCTGACGCAATCAGCAAATACACTACAATTTCTGACGCGATTGGGTTCTGCTATCAACAAGGTTCGCATATCTTTTACATGCTGACTTTTCCAACTGCGAATGCGACTTGGTGTTACGATCTATCAACCCAACTTTGGCATGAACGAGGGTCACTCGATAGTAACGGAAATTTACAGCGTCATCGTGCGAACTGCGTTGCCCATGCTTACAATCTTGTAATTGTTGGAGATTGGCAAAACGGGGCGCTTTATAGTTTTGACCTTAACAATTACACCGATAACGGCTCACCAATTCTTCGTATTCGCTCCTTTCCACATCTTTTAAATGACGGAAAAAGAGTAAGTTATTCAAAATTTATGGCAGATATTGAGGTCGGCACGGACTTAAATCCAAATGAAAATCCACAATTATCATTAAGTTGGAGTGATAATCGTGGAGTTTCTTATAACAATGCAATAATGCAGACGCTGGGATCTTCTGGTCAATATAACACAACTCCGACATGGAATAGATTAGGATTTGCGAGAGATCGTGTTTTTGAACTTTCGTGGAGCGTTGCAGCGGCGACTGCGTTAAACGGAGCGTGGATTGAAGTTGAGAGGATGGAGACATGACGACTCAGTTACTTGTCGTTCCATCTACAGTTGCAAAGTTGACTGAGGAAAATGGACAAGCCTCACGGCAGTTCCAGTTTTTTATCTCAAACTTAGTCAACAATGTAAACGCGATAAATCAAGTTCCGTCGAAAGGTGTAATTTTATTTCCGACTGCAAGCACCCCGCCTACCGGTTGGACAAAATTAACTGGAACAGGAAGCACAGTTACAATTAATAGTGTATCATACACTTACATACAGCATTCGTAGGAGAGTTCGATGGAAGCAATGATGGCAGCCATGTTAGGTGGTAGCGCCCTTTCCGGGATCGGCTCCCTAATTGGCGGCGGCATGAAATCTGCCGCAAATAGTTCTGCGGCAAATTTATCCGCAATTCTTCAAGCGCAAGGACTTGCACAAGTCCAAAACATGTTTAACCAAGGGCAAGCGGCGCTTTCTCCTTACACACAAGGAAGTAAT